ATGCTTATTGGCTATGTACGCGTATCAACAAATGACCAGAACACCGATCTACAACGTAATGCGTTGAACTGTGTAGGATGTGAACTGATTTTTGAAGACAAGATAAGCGGTACGAAGTCCGAAAGGCCCGGACTGAAAAAACTGCTCAGGACATTATCGGCAGGTGACACACTGGTTGTCTGGAAGCTGGATCGGCTGGGGCGTAGTATGCGGCATCTGGTCATTCTAGTTGAGGAGTTGCGCGAACGTGGCGTTAATTTTCGCAGCCTGACGGATGCTATTGATACCAGCACACCGATGGGGCGTTTTTTCTTTCATGTGATGGGTGCCTTGGCTGAAATGGAACGAGAACTGATTGTTGAACGAACAAAAGCTGGACTGGAAGCTGCTCGCGCGCAGGGACGAATTGGTGGACGTCGTCCCAAACTTACACCAGAACAATGGGCGCAGGCCGGGCGATTAATTGCATCAGGCGTTCCTCGCCAAAAGGTGGCGATCATCTATGATGTTGGTATATCGACACTGTATAAGAAGTTTCCGGTTGGAGATAAATGAAACCGTAGCACGTCGTATGCAAGAACGTGCTACGGTTAGCTGGTGAAATGTCGATAGTGCGAGTGTTGAATAATTTCTAGCCGTTATTGATTTTACGTATTTTTGTATGAGATGATTTGCATCTCCTGTCACCGACCATCTATGACTATACGTCACCATTTCTAGGGCTGCTATGTGCCAAGAGCGGTAATTGACAGAGAGCAGCCCTATCTCAGTGGCTTTATTTTTTTAGAGATTGCATTCGTTCATTGAATATGTCCAATGTGTCTTGAAATTCAACAAAGCCTCTATCCTTTATAAGGATTTTAATTAAGTTAGGAAAATCACTTTCTACACCAGCTGTAATGAAATCTAACTCGCCTAATTTATTCGGGATGTTTTCAGAAACAAATTTGTTAATAACCTCAAGAAATTGATCAGGCATGGCACATCCGCTTGCGACTAAATGCAAACATTCCATAATATCGCTTACTGTTGCCAGTGGTAGGTTTAAAATATTACTGTTAATAAACTTGTCTATAATGTCAACGACCTCAGGAGAGCCAATCCTTTTGATGTTCAATAATAAACTCTTAGTGATGGATCTTTTCCACTTATCATCAAATAATTGTATTTTTGTTAACGCTAATGTTAATAGTTCAGTGTTTTTGTATTCGTAATTATGATTCTCTGATAATATGTAAATGTTTCGTAAGATATTGGAGTTAATTACATGCTGGTCATAACCATTTAACTCTCCTGTATTGATTTTTATAAGTATTACATCCAGGATTTTTAACATATCATCATGGGATTTTTGATACAAAAACTCATTCACAGCTAGAAGATTATGTATGTTTTCATAAATATTTATGTTATTAGTTCTGCCTTCTAACAAAGGAAGCAAACCATTTATTATTTTCTTTAACTGGTTTGAACTCCACGGAACACATCCTAATATAATCAATAAATTATTGGTCCATCGATCTATTGAAGTGGTATGAATAAAATTTTTATTTTTCAACCTAATCAGGTTGCATATGTTTTCGAGAGAGTTGAGTAAATATTTCTTAATATGGTGAACTTCTCTTTTGTCAAGTTTGCTGGTGCTGATTATTATTTTGTCTTTTATTACCTTACTTAAAAATTTTTTGAGTTTTTCTGTCTCGCAGTATTTTATTAACATAAATAGATCGATTCTATTAACATAGAATATCTCTTCGCATAGATAGTGTTCGAGGCTACTAAGAATATTAAATTCGAAAAATTGTTTAACCTCTTTATATTCTTCAATTAAAATTTCGTTGCCTAAAATGAAATACACATAAGGGTACAGTTTCGCTCTTGTTTTAAATTCATCATTGGAAAATGCTATTCCACCACTCTTTCTTATTTGTGAGTACCCTAAATTCTTCTTCGATTCAACGTCAAATCGATAGTAAGCTTTGTATATTTCATTAAATTCAAGCATCTTTACTAATTCTTGTAGCTCACTTTGCACCCCCCGTGGAAAATCAATTATTTTACTTTTAAACTCAAATGGAGTATGGCTTTCCATTATTGATTTACAATCTTCATCAATGTCCTTACCGTTACAGTGTAAATCCGACTTCAACATCCTGTAAGCATAATCAAAATTAGACATGTGAATGGTGGCGAGAATATAGTTTCTCTCATTAAGATGAAGCTTTACTTTCGAAATAAGAATATCGAGAAGTTTGCCATATTCCTTGTTAATAAGAAGTATTTCAGCATTATCCTTTGAATAAGCGAAAGAAATCTTATTGTATAGCTCAGACTCTAATTCTGAAGAACTAATCACCTCATACAGTTTCGAGTCATAACTAACTGTATTTATAAATGCCTTTTCCAAAATAGATGAGAATGTCTTTTTTAAGTGAGTATTTTTACTCAAAATGTCATTAAGGTATATGCTATTTATTTTCCTGCTATACTCGTCATAATCAGTCGTCAAAATATTATTGTGGGAGGTTAGTTTAACCCCAGACTTATCATAATCAATGGTACTATTAGTTAATTTTTTACTGATCTGCTCAGGGAGCAATACTTTGTATTGTGTTAATGCTTTTAGTTTGCTATCAACATATTTATTTATTTTTTTTGTTACAATACATTGAATATCATTCTTCAATTTATTTTTATCAAAATCAGACATTCTCAGGTCATCTTCTATTTTTTTTACCTTTGACTCAGTATAGATCAGGGTCCTCTTTATAAACTCATCTTGGTTTTTAACAAGCTTGAAATCACTGAAAAATTTTGAATAAAGATCATGATAGCTAATGTCAGTATTCATCGGTGTCAACAAGGATATCCCATGATTTCTTAAGTAAAGAGCCTGGGCTGCATCATGATTTTTCTGGAGCAAATATTTTCTTGGTGTTGCTTTTGATATAGTTGTAACCCATGAAACAATCTGTTTTAAATCATAATCACTATAAGAGTATCCTAAAAACACAACAGTGTTTGTTGAGAATATTCCTTTTATAAAATTTTCGATAAGTGGAAAATTTTGGCTGTACTGTAAGTAATCATCCTCTTTAAAAACAAAATTATTCTGTCGAAAATCCCCATGCATCTTTATAATTTTCTTGTCCAAATGACTTTGTGCCAGGTCCACGTCAGAACTAACTAAATCATAAGCCAATCCTATGTCTTGTGCAGTTTTTTCAAGCAAACTATCCCAGTTGGTTGTAATTATATAGTGGGGGTTTAATTCAAATAGCATCTTATGAAAAAGACTTGGTTTCAAATCTCTAATTATTGATTTGACTTTTTTAACATAAGAGTTTTGTCCGTATTGAAGAAAGTAAAGTTGGGCTATTTTTAAATAATCATTTTCTTCAGACAATCCTAAGTCGTCTTTTAGCTCATTTATTAACTCCCTCCAGGTTGGTATTTTTATTAATTCCGTTTCGCTGAATTTAGAAAAACCAGCACCAATAAAAAGAACTAACTTATTATCTTGACTGGCATTCAATATTTCGTTCAAGTCATATTCAGAAAAAGAAAGTGGATTTAAATTTATCATTTTATAACTCTATGCATGTCTTAAAATTCATTGCTTCCATCAATATTAGCATAATTAAGTATTTCAAATCATAACGATGCTTAATTTATCATTATAATCCATTAACTTGTTCCAAGTACACCGTCTGCTAGTAATTTCTCCATTAACTGACTTATAAAGTGGGGGACTTCCGTCTCTCTCTCATAACAGACATTCACTACAGTTATGGCAGAAAGGTATGCAAGCCGGGTGTGGGAAAGTATGAAAGAAAAGAAGACTGCTGCGCCGTTTGTCGTCACATTTATCTTCATTGGCTATGCAAGTCGTAATACAAGGTGGGACAAAACTGAGACACATAAGGCCTCGCAATGGCTTGCAAGGCTTTACATGTTTTGATGTGGCGGGACGTGTGAGCGCAGTGTTGATGGGGTAATGCTTTGAATTAGAATCGGATTCTTATAATTCGTAATGCGAAGGTCGTAGGTTCGACTCCTATTATCGGCACCATTTCAACGTCTTTTCCCGTCTATTAAAATCCAACAAACCCGCATATACTCTAGCTTTGAGCGCCCCAGATAGTGTTTTAACGTCTATCAATATCTCCTAAAATCCACGTCTTTTGGGGGGATATTCGGGGGTATATGCTGTGTGGGCTACTGGAGATACCCCCAAATGAAACTAAATGCCCGTCAGGTCGATACGGCCAAACCGAAAGAAAAACCCTATAAACTGGCCGATGGTGGTGGGCTTTATCTGCTTGTTAATCCCAATGGTTCCCGGTACTGGCGTTTAAAGTACCGGGTAGCCGGAAAAGAAAAGCTGTTGGCGCTGGGGGTATATCCCGATGTAACCCTGGCTGATGCCAGGGCGAAACGAGATGAGGCCAAAAGGGGTATGGCTGGGGGGATCGACCCGAACGAAGCGAAGCGGGAAGAAAAATTGAACCGCGAAGCGCAAATCAAAAACACCTTCGAAGAAATCGCCAGAGAGTGGCATACAGAACGGCAGAAGAAATGGTCTGAGGGGTACGCCTCGGACATTCTGGAAGCATTCAGTAAAGACATATTCCCTTGGATTGGAAAACGCCCCATCACGGAAATAAAGCCCCTTGATTTGCTGAATACGCTTAAACGCATCGAGAATAGGGGAGCGACTGAAAAGGCCCGTAAGGTTCGCCAGTGGTGCGGGGAGGTCTGGAAGTATGCGATCGTTACCGCCCGCGCAGAATATAACCCCGCCCCTGATCTATCTGTGGCTATGGAAGGACACGAAGGGGAGCACTTCCCCCATCTGGAAGCCGAAGAGTTACCCGAATTTTTCCAGACGCTGGCGACGGCAAAAAGTAACGTTCAGGTTATTTTGGGGCTGCGTCTGCTTATTCTTGTGGGGTTACGTCCGGTTGAATTACGCGCGGCCCCGTGGTCAGAGATTGATTTTGATAATGCCTTGTGGGAGATCCCCAAAGAGCGAATGAAGAAAAGACGTCCGCACGTTGTCCCGCTTTCTCGCCAGGCTATGGTTATTCTCGGGCAATTAAAAGAGTTGTCGGGCCGCAATCCTTTCATTTTTCCGGGCCGGAACGACCCGCGAAAGCCAATGAGTGAAGGAGCAATTAATCAGCTAATAAAGCGACTCGGGTATAAGGGCAAAGCTTGCGGGCATGGTTTCCGACATACCATGAGCACAATTTTGTATGAGAAAGGGTATAACACCGAATGGATCGAAACCCAGCTTGCACATGTTGATAAAAATACCATCCGTGGCACATATAATCATGCCCGCTATCTGGATGGACGCCGGGAAATGCTTCAATGGTATGCCGACTATATGGAATCGCTGGCGAGTGGCAGGGTAAAAGATTAGAGAAGGTCTAAGACGGGAATACCGCTAAATTAGATGTTAGGCGTGGACACTCAGCATCCACGCTTAAACTTTTTATTATCATTTTCAATGAATTATGATTTTGGAAATTTTATAAAAAACACCAAGATTACTAATCTATTGATTAATATGAAATATTTCTTTTTTTGATTATTAATTGTGCTCTTGATTGTTGTTTTTATGGTGTTAATTTATAAAAATCTTATTTATAGGAATTAACATTATATAGTTGGCACTTTTTGCTAAAATCTGTTTTTATTGTGTTTTATTTTTATTTCATTTTTGTTGTTGTTTGTTTGATTTTTAGTGTCTTTATATCTGGCTAATTGATTTCACTCAAACCATAAATCCTTTCAGAGGCTTCTAGAGTCTTCCTGAGGCTTAAATTGACTTAACTAAAAGTCAAGCCCCACATCCCACATACATCTTTTTGACATGCACTTATGGCGTGAATAACAATGACTTCATCCAATCTACAGGCATCCTATAAAGTCAATGTCTGTATATAGAAAGATATTACATAACGTTTGAATGTTAATAGCGGGTGTGAATATGAGAAATGATGCAATGCAGCTTTTAAACCAAGGAAAAAGATTGATCCGCCTGCCTGAAGTTATGATGCTTACGGGGCGGTGTCGCGCCAGTATTTATAAAGATATCAATGCAAATGTCTTTCCAAAGCCGATTAAAACCGGCCCGCGTTCTGTCGCATGGGTTGAGGGTGAGATCAGCGACTGGATCGACAACAAAATCAAAGAGCGCAAAGTGTAAATCTGATTTTATTCAGAGATGAATATGATTTATTTGAATGCTAAGGATTTTGTGTATTCTTTTTGTTGTAAATACTCGTAGCATGGGGAGTTGGCAGTATTTATTCAGTATTAGGTTAAGTGGTTACAAAATACCAGGCAATGCCGGTTTATGCAGTGTTTAATATATTTGTTGCTGGCGAAAATTTACGGAAAATTAAATGAACATTACTGATATTATCAGCCATCGCGTATATCGTGATGCGGATCTTGCTGTCATTAATAACACGGCATTTATTCAGCCTTATGACGGTTGTCACCGTGGTTTGTATGAAATGCGCGTTATTGAACTTTATCGCCTGAATAAAATGATGCACCTTACCCACGAATATAAATCTATTTCCGGGGAAAGCGTAGGCATTCCGGCGACTAAAGAGGAACTGTTTACACTGGTTAATAAAGGGCATGAACTTTGCCAGTCTGAACGGGAAAAGCTGGCGGCACTTGAAGCAGAATTGCAGCGTCTGCCAAGCCCGGCTGTAATTCCTGCGCCGCAGACGATTAAAGAAGCACAGCAGGCCCGTAAATCACTAGAAGATGAAAGATTCAGACTGCATCACGCAGCAATTAAAAATCAAGTCAAGGCACAGCAGGAAGAGTTATCCATCAGACAAAACATTCTGGCATTGCTCGCGCCGGTTATTGATGTGTTGTTGGCCGTGGAAGATGTGGAACTGCTCGATCTGCGCCGTTCCCTGCCTAAGTCATCCCTCGATGCTAAGGCATTCAAAAAGGCGATTTCTGAAATTGAGTGTGCTGACCTTGCCTGGCAGAAAATGGATAAACTGGAGATTGCCCTTAACAAGGTGGTGAACAACTGCACATATCGCCCGGAAGGAAGCATTAATCCCCGTTTTGTTAACCCTCTTAATGAAGATAAGCGGGAACGCGCCGAAATATCACGCGATTATTACAGCTCTGAAATGGCCTTTATTCATACGGTGATGAGTGCAGATGAATATTTAAATTATATGTTGCCGATCCGTCACCAGCAGCGCGCGCAACGACTCACATTAGAAAGAAATATCAACTAAGGAAGAATTATGTCTTATGTAACACCAGATTATTTAACGCAGTATCACGAAAACCTGATTAAGTCTTTTAATATTAAATATAAAAACGAAGATACGGGGTATTTCACCATATCACAGCCGGAAAAAGCATCTCCGGATGCATGGGGATGTTCCACGCTTGATGTTAAAGGCTCGTCCTGGCTGATTGATAATATTTCATTACTGGACATTACCGGTGCGGATGGCACGACGATCACCATCGGTGATGGTTCCCTTTATACAGGCCGTGCAAAGGAAGGTCGCTTTCATAAGAAACTAAAAACCAACGGAACACCTTTTTTATTATCAGAAACGGATTCCTGCGCCTCATTGACTTATGAAGAAATGGCGGTAATGGCAAACGCGAAAAATTTCAGTAATGAAATGATCATTTTTTTCAAGAAGGCCGTGGTGCGGGATATGCTCCGTATTGGATTTAACGGCAAGATGATTGCCGAAAATACCAACCCGGAACAATATAAAAACGGCGAAGATATCAATATTGGCTGGCACTCGCTGGCAAAAACATTCAATAACGGTTCACAAATTATTTCTGATGCTTTCGCACTGGGGAAAGGGGGTGATTTTGCCGATGTTCACGATCTGGCTGATTGCCTCATCACGTCAAAAATCCCCGAAGGTCAGCGCGAAGATCCGGGCCTTGTGGTGATGGTTGGCGCGCAGCTTGCCGCCCGCGAACGCCTGAAACTGTTCAACATGGCCGATCAACCACTGACGCTGACGGCGGGGGATATGTTGACAAGCAGTGTCGCCGGTCGTTTTGCCTTTATCCCGCCGTTTATGCCGGGTAAGCGCCTGGCTGTTACGACGCTGAAAAATTTGCAGATCCTGACGCTGAAACACAGCCAACACTACCGCGCGGAGGATATCCCGCAACGAGGTGTTTATGAGCATGGCTATTTACGTGAAGAAGGTTACGCGCTGGGGGATGGCTATCTTTACGCGGCCAGCGATGAGAACGCCGTGACGCTGGTTTAAAACCTGCTGCAGTACAGCCAGCTTTGACAGTGTTGACCAGATAAAAGAAAACCCCCTCACCGGAACGAACAAGAAACGATGAGAGGGTTTATCAGGAAGATGATTCTACGCGATGAATTATACCGGGATACAACCGATGCTTACCAGCATAACCACACGACGTAAAAGGGGTTATTCCTTTATCGTGTCCAGTTTCTTACGGCGTTGGCGGCGCTTTATCTCACCCTTTGCCGCAGTTACTAAGAAACCGGCTGTACTTTCTCCAGTTTCCTTTAACTGTTCTATATCCTCCATAACCTCATGGGGGATTCTGACGGTGGTCATTTGCGATTTTGCATTCTTCGCACCTGTTGCCATTACTGTTCTCCACTCGAATAGGTGTATTTCAGTATACGCAACTAAAAAACAGAAAAAAAGACTTGAAGTGTATTTCACCATACGTGTAGGATTGATTTGCAAGGTGACATACACCTGTAAAGTAAAGCCCGGCAGTGTGGGGACACTAACCGGGCTTCTGACCAACACGTTAACAGGACTAACGCTATGGCTAAGCCGAAGTGTAACCAAACTCACCCTAAAAATCGCGTATTTCTCTTTCTTGCGGTATCAAGGGCTGACATGCAGGACAAACCACACCGCGAACAAATCACCGCGTACAGCGAACAGGAAGCCCGTTCCATGCTGGCCGGTCGCTTTATCCTCTGCTTTGCTGGCTGTCTGCCGGTTCAGGAGGCGCGCCATGTTTAACCCACTGGACAACCGTAAAGCGGCGGCGCTTAACCCGTTCCACGATGACTGTTACGATCCGCCAGCCTTTATTAAACCGGGTTCAAAAGTAGTGGTTGAAATTGATTCCCGTGAAATGGAAGTCGCTATTCTAGCCGCTTATGACTACGGACTGGACGCGCTGAACGACGATGGCCGGGAAGAGCTTAACCGCTTAATTGCTGACCTGAAAGACCAGATAACGGAGGCGCGGTATGCATAATCTGCTTAATTCACCGTTGCCAGTGTCTATGGATCTCTTTCAGGCTGGCGAGATGTGCGGGCATTTTGTCGCGCGGTTAACGGATGAAAGTTGTGTTGACGAGACTGAACGCGTCGCACTTTGCGGACGTCTGGCTTTTGCCCTGCGTTCTCTTTCATCTCTTTGTGATACAGACTATCCATCGCATATCCAGGCGCAATTAACCGCGACTGCTATTCCTGCTCCCTGCGTACCTGATGAGTGGATCGACGCGACGATCATGACGGGCTATTGCACCGCCTTAAATGATGCGCTGCTTAGTCGCTCCCTTCGTATGGACGTTGAAACACAATTACGCTGGCTTTTGCATGACATGATTAATTTACTTGTCAGATATCTGAAACAGCCTTGTATTAAGGCGGGAGTAGATCATGTCTGAAATTATGCTCACACCGTTTCACGTTGACCGCCATTTTTACGATCTGGTTTACGGTGCTTCATTTTTTGCGGATGCATTACCTGCAATGAATGATATCAAGCAGCAGCGGCTTTATTGTCGATTATTGCAATTAAATCTGGTTGTTTTATTTGAAAAACGGTCGCGGGATATTCCCCCAATTCAGTCGAGTAAAATAAAAATCGCTGATGAGGTTATATTTCTTAATGTCGATAATATTTATCATGCGCTTTCCCTGACTGCCGGGCTGATAAGTCAGGATATCAGTAAGGGGATTGAAAAAGAACTGGCTGAATATATCAGGGATATTATTAGTATTATTTTTAATGAAATGCGAATGCAGATGGTTGATTATGATCCCTATGAAATGTGGGACGACTAAAACAATAATCGATTTATAAGAACTGAAAAACATTTAATTATAACCGTATTTTAACGGGGAGTAATTACGCCCCTGTAAGGAAAATATATGTCTGATTTGAATACCATTGCTGTTAATAGTGCTGAAAAATATCTTAGCCTTGAGTGCTTCCATAAACTCAACCGCGCAAGGAATGTTTCATTCCAGATGCATTTACAGATCCGTCAGTGTGAGATAAACGGCCTGCCACTTTTATGGATTCCAGATATTTTCAGCTATATCAGCGAAGACATATCCGCCGTTCTGGAAGAAGCCAAAGTACTTGGCCTTTGCGATAAGTTCACAGGCGAAGCCCGGATCGGTCAGGTCAGTCTTTAATTTTTTGTATTCCGCGCCGCCCGCTGCGGCGCATTGTCTTACCCATTAATAAAGGTCATACCGATGCAAGGTAAAAAAGTTTCACAGACAGCAGGACGCGCAGCGGGCCAGTGGGAAAATATTCTTGAACACCTGGGGATTACTGTTCCTGCGGGTGGTCTTCATGGCCCCTGCCCGATCTGCGGCGGTAAAGATCGTTTTCGCTTTGATAATAAAAAAGGGCGTGGAACCTGGTTCTGCAACCAGTGCGGCCACGGTGACGGGCTGGATCTGGTCAAACTGGCGCTTTCGCTGGACACCGGGCCAGCCGCTGATCGAGTTGCTGAATTACTTCCGGCCCTTCCTCCGCCTGCGGTCATGCAGCCTGCCAGAAAAGAAGCCAGTGACGAAGGTCGCCCACATGACTACTGGCAACGCCTCTTTGCCCGTACTCAGCCGGGGGAAAGCCCTTACCTTACGGCGCGGGGGCTGACAGGTTTTGAACTGCCGCTGACCGTTCAGGAGATGAAAACCGCTGGCGGTGTTTTTCCGGCTGGTTCGCTTTTATTACCGATCACGGACACCGAAGGACGGATGACCGGTGCACAGCTTATCGGCCCGGACAAGGTAAAAGGCTTATGTGCTGGCACCAGGAAAAAAGGGCGTTTTATCTCTGTCGGGCCGTTCCCGGTGAAAACGCCCGCGCGGATCATTATCTCGGAAGGCTTTGCCACTGCGTTAAGCGCATCCCTGCTTTCAGAGGGCTGGAGTATTGCGGCGCTGGATAAAGGCAACCTGAAAGACGTTGCGGAGCAAATCCGCCAGAAATGGCCGGACGTGCAGATCGTTATTGCCGGTGATAATGACTTTTCTGACGGTAAACCCAATCAGGGGAAAGAGTCTGCGATCAAAGCTGCACTGGCCGTTAAGGGATGGATGACCATTCCTCCCGGACGGATCAAAGTTGACTGGGATGATTACCGCCGTGAATTTGGCCTCCAGCGCGCCCGTGACGCATTCGCGGAAGAACTGCTTAACCCGGCAGACACCGAAACGCGTTTACCGCATGGTTTCCGCCTGACGAAGGATTATCTTTGGTTTGATCGCCCGCTCAGTGACGGTAGCGAAAGCGGCCAGACTCGCCAGGTGAAGATATGTAGCCCGCTCAAAGTGACGGCCATCACCAGCGACGGCGAAGGCGGTAAATTCGGGCGTCTGCTTGAGTGGGAAGACTCCAGCGGATTACGGCATGAATGGGCGATGCCAATGACAGTGCTTGCCGGAAGCGGTCAGGAGCTGCGGGAGGTTCTGCTTGATAACGGAATGCACTTTATCAGCGTGAACGGCGCGGCGCGTAGCTATCTGATGGAATACATTTCTAACTGTCGCCCGGTTCGCCGCGTCACCTGCGTTGAAAAAACAGGCTGGTTTAGCGGTGCATATGTTCTCCAGGATGAGGTGATCGGCAGCGATGCCGGATCGGTGATCCTTCAGTCTGCTATGTCGTCTAAAAATGACTTCCGGGTGAGCGGAACGGCGGCGGAATGGGCGCAACACGTCGGGCGCTATTGCGCCGGTAATTCCCGCCTGGTGTTCTGCGTCAGTCTGGCGCTGGCCGCGCCGTTGCTGAATCTTATCGGCGTGGGCGGCGGCGGTTATCACCTTAAGGGCGAATCCACGGACGGCAAGACAACCACAATGAAGGTGGCGGCGTCAGTCTGCGGCGGGCCTGATTTCTGGAAAACGTGGCGGGCAACCGGAAACGCGCTGGAAGGTATTGCGCTACGCCGTAATGATGCCGCCCTGATGCTGGATGAAATCAGCGAAGTTGACGGCAGAGAGGCCAGCCGGATCGCCTATATGCTGGGGAACGGGCAGGGCAAAGCAAGGGGGCGCGTTGATGGCAGCGTCCGCGATCCGGTGACCTGGACATTGCTTTACCTGTCCACCGGGGAAATCTCTATTGCGGAACATGCCGCCGAAGCCGGAGAAAAGCGAACCGGCGCGGGTGTCGGTGTGCGTATGGTGCAAATACTCAGCGATACCGGAAAACATGGCGCTTTCGAAAATCTCCACGGCATGGAAGGCGGTAAAGCGTTTGCGGAATACCTTGAACAGTCCTGTAAACAGTATCACGGTGCGCCGTTCCGCGAATGGTTGCGCTGGCTGGCGGCAAACCTGACGGAAACTGCGAACCGGGCGCGGGCAATGAAAAAAGAGTATGAACGGACATTATTACCCGAAGATTCCGGCAAGCAGGTCGGGCGCATTGTGGATCGCTTTGCGCTGTTAGCCGTTGCGGGGGAACTGGCAAGCGAAGCGGGGATCACCGGCTGGCTACCCGGTGAAGCGTATAACGCTGCAAGAAGCTGTCTGGCGGCATGGCTTAACGATCGCGGACATGCGGCCAACCAGGAAGAAGCCGACGCGCTGGAGAAGGTGCGGCGCTTTATTACGGCGAATCAGTACACACGCTTTGCTGACTGGTATGACGAGAAAAACCGCCCGTCAAATATGGTTGGTTTTCGCCGGGTGGAGAAAGGCGGGAACGGTATCGGCATGAGCAAGAAGGAGAACAGCGGCGATACTGTTAAAGACGGGGACGCCACTAAAGAGCCGGAAACCACATTTTATATCCTGCCCAGCGGATGGAAGGAGATTTGCGGGACGTCGGACAGCGTTAAAACGGCGAGACTATGCGACGAGGCTGGATGGCTTGTAAAGGATGAAGATCGCCAGCGCCTACAACGTACAGTAAGACTACCGGAAATTGGCTTAAAGAAAGTGTATGTGTTCAGCGGCGAAGTGATCGGATAAGACCTGCTGACACCGCTATAACTAACGGTGTTGGCCAGCTTCCGGTCCTGGAAACATAGCCAGCCAGGAAGAAGTGATCGCACGTATCATATTTTTTAGTGGGAACAGTGGGAACATAGGGAACAGACTTGATTTATAAAAGTTTTATTTGTTCCCAATTACTGTTCCCATATGGTAACAGGTGGTAATGTATTTTAAATCATATGGTTATGTTGATATGCAAAGCGTTGTTCCCAGTTGTAAAAGAGAGATGGGAACAGGAAAAAGGTATAAATATCAACACTGTTACCATTGTTCCCACTGTTTCCACCATTTTTGACAATAACAATGTTTAATTTCGGGGAAAATGCTTTTCCCTGGCTGGCTAACATCAAAGGTGAAGAAATGAGCATCAAGAAACGTCCTGATGGAAAATGGCTGGTAGATATCCGCCCCAATGGGCGGAACGGGAAACGCGTTAGGCGTGTTTTTATGCTTAAGCGTGAGGCTGAAAGTTTCATAAGATATACAAAGTGGCGAGCAATGCAGTCTGAACCCACAAGAACAATCAAACCAGCATTTGAATATTATACCCTTTATGAAGCGTGTGAAATCTGGTGGCGTTTAGTGGGTCATACAAGAATTAACGCAGAAACTGAAAAGCGTCAGCTTGAAAAGACTATCAGGCAAATGGGGAATCCTTATGTTATGGAACTTAAATATACACAATTAATTCAATTTGTAATGTTACGATTATATTCATGCAATAAATATGTTTCTATTCGGCGTGATCTTTACAGGCTGTCAGGTATGTTTCGTGATCTGATAAAAATAGGTGAATATAATTCTAACCCCATGAAAGGGGTTGGTTCATTAATGAACGAATGTAACCGACGTTTAGCCATACACGTTAGCAATCCTTGCTGGGTTCAATGGTGGAGAGGGGTAAAATAAATGGGAGTAATAAGTGATATCAGTTTTGAAGCAATTCTTTTATCATTGTTTTTTGTTCCGGCGTCATCATGTCAATCATTGTTTTTACTGCTTTCTCCCCAGTCAGCGCGCTGGGGCTTAGCGTATGGGAGAACGTCATATTCATAACGAAGGTATGCCCACATTCAACATTATTACAGGCACAATACATATCAGACAGGTGTGGATGCTTGCGTACTGTCTTTTTTGTTGTTGAATTACTTCCACACTCAGGACAAACAATTTTATGGCTGCGCATAATAATCACCACTCGTAAAAGGCGCATTATTATACCACTATTTGCATTAAACAAAAAAAGAAGTTGATATAAATTATCAATAATATCATCGTATTATGTTATTCCATTCTTTCCTTGCTTTTATCTTAGTGTCACGTAATTTGATTTTTTTTTATTTTAATTTTCATGTGGTTACGTTATTTTTGTTAAAGATTGAATTTTACGAAGACTGAAATTACTGAAATCCTTTGCAATTGATTGCATTTTTTTCAGTCTCAAATTTCATGTAAAACCCCGTTTAACGCCTGTTCTGGCGGTTCTTTCCTGCAATTTTCCAAACTGAAAAAATTCTCACTACGTAAACACCGTGGGCGTGCGGGTGAGCGCGGTTTTGGTCCCGCTGGCGTTTGCGTCGTAACAAGTCAGAAACATACAACCACATGTACAACTAGCTGTACATATGCAATACTTACGACGTAATAACTTGGCGGACGGAAAAACACTATGCAACACGTAAACTATACCGATGCTCGACAGCATTTAGCTGACCTGATGCAGCAGGCTAATGATGATCGTGCCCCAATCCTGGTTACGCGTAAGGGTGCTAAAAGCGTAGTAATGATCGATGCGGAAGAGTTCGCATCGATTCAGGAAACGTTACACCTGTTCAGTAACCCGGCGAACGCCGCACACATTGAAGCCAGCCTTGCATCGCTCGAACGCGGCGATTATGAGGAACTGGACATTTAA